TGACGTTTATCCTTGGCCCAACACCAGATTCAGGCTACTACACCGAACTACACTACTATTTCTACCCCGAGTCGATTACAGTAGCGGCAAACGAACGTACATGGCTTGGCGACAACTTTGACACGGTGTTGTTGTACGCGTCTTTGGTTGAGGCTTACACCTACATGAAGGGTGAAACCGACATGATGCAGTTGTACAACCAGAAGTTCATGGAAGCATTAGCGCTTGCAAAACGTTTGGGCGATGGTATGGAGCGTCAAGACGCTTACCGTTCTGGTCAGTTCCGTCAGAAGGTAACTTGATATGTCAATTATCCAGACCCAGACCACGAGCTTTAAAGCGCAGTTGTACCAAGGTATTCATGACCTGACGACTGACGTTATTAAGATTGCCTTATACACGGCTAACGCCAATCTGAACGAAGACACAACTGTGTACAGTTCAACTGATGAAGTGGCGGCTACAGGTACGTACTCTGCTGGCGGTGCACAACTGACACCAATCACAGTTAATACTTCTGGCTACACAGCATACGTGGGCTTCCCAAACATCTCGTGGACAGGCGCAATCACCGCAAGATGTGCGTTGATTTACAACGTTACCCAAGGTAACAAATCCATAGCTGTGTTGGACTTCGGGTCTGACAAAACATCCGTTGGTACATTTACAATCACCATGCCAGCAAACACCGCTACGGCGGCTCTCATTCGTAGTTCTAACTAAGGAGTCATCATGACTATTGAAAAAACCAAAGCCACCGACGTAGTTTCTGGTGGTCTGTCTTGCAACACTAAAGCCGGTGAAGCTGCACAAGCTACTGGCAAATACCACGTTGAGTGCCGTGACAAAGACGGTAAGTTGAAGTGGGCGGCTGAGTCCAAGAACTTGGTTGTGAACGTTGGCCTGCAGTATATGGCCGGTTCTGCTTTAACATCAACTACACAGATTACCACTTGGTATCTGGGTCTGTATGGCGCAGGAGCTTCCAATGCCCCAGCGCCGGGCAACACAATGTCTTCGCACTCAAGCTGGACAGAGTATGTGAACTACAGCAATGCAACTCGTGTAACCGCTACTTTTGCAGCATCTACAGACGCTAACCCATCAGTTGTGACCAACACTGCTTCCCCAGCCGTGTTTAACATCAATGGCGCAGGCGGCACAGTTGGCGGCGCGTTTTTAACAAGCGGCAGCGCTAAGAGTGGTACAGCCGGTACATTGTTTTCCGCTGCTGACTTTGGTTCACCCGGCGATCGTACTGTGGTCGACGGCGACACTTTGTCTGTGACATACTCATTCAGCTTGGCGGCTTAATATGGCCGGGTGGGGTGGCGGCTACTGGGGCGAACAAGGGTGGGGCGGTTTTACCGCCTTCACCAGCTCCGTAGACGAAACCTCCACTGCAACGGAAACAGTTGCGGCAACTTTTGCTGGGCCAGCTAGCCTAAATGAAACGGGTACAGCTACCGACACCATCGTTGCGGGACAAGTCTATTTCCCTGATGTAGCAGAGACCGCTACAGGTACAGATGCTCCAGTGGGGTCTCCGCTGTACGCGGGGACAGTCGATGAGACAAGCACAGGTTCTGATGCAGTAACTTCCTTAAAAACCGTAAGGTCGACAGTTACTGAATCCGCCACAGGTACGGACTCTAATGGCGGCGGGTTTGTCTATGACGCGGTAGTAGCGGGCACTGCTTGGGGTGCTGGCGGGTGGGGTTACAACTCTTGGGGCGGGCTTGGCGAAGCTGCTCTGGCCACAGATGCAGTAACTTCTACGCTGGGTATTAGCGTAAGCGTAAGTGAAAGTGCGACGGGTTCGGACTCTATCCTTACGGGCACAGTTATTCTGGCGTCTGTAATTGAAACAGCTACCGGTAGTGCCTCGGCTGATTCAACGCCTATATACGCTACGACAGTAACCGAGACAGGTACTGGCACGGATGCAGTATCAAACACGCAAGTTTTTGCAACAAATGTGAGCGAAACTGCTACGGCTACAGACAGTCCAAACGGTGGCTTCCTTGTTTTTGCCGTTATTCAAGAGTCTGCAACAGGAACAGAAACGGTTACTTCAAGTTTTATAACTTTTGCATCCGTTATTGAGAGCGCTACAGTATCGGATTCAGTCACAGCGGCGGCAATTTTCCCAGTAGCAGTGACAGAGACAGGGGTAAGCGCAGACACATTAGCAGCGGCAGCGGCTTTTGTAGCGTCTATTTCTGAGTTAGCAACGGGCACAGATTTGGTAACTGCGCGTCCATTCTGGGACATAATTGATGACACGCAGAACGCAAACTGGCAGAATATCATTACAACGTAGCCGTATGCTACATAGACAGGAGCTTTAAATGGCAGCTACAACAACGGAATTAGGTTTAGTAACACCAACACAGGGCGACCTCACAGGTACGTGGGGTAACGTTGTCAATAACGGTATTACTGAGTACACCAACATCGCTATTGCGGGTACAACTACTTTCAATGGCGACGGCGCAGTAACCCTTGTAAATACTACAGGTAACGCCTCTGCTACAGGTATTACATCGACGTCTGCGCAGTACGCAATTGTTCGTGTTACAGGTACGCTGACAACTACCAAAGTTATTACATTTGGTTCCGCTGGCTCGCCCCCTTACAGTAAACTTTATCTGGTGGACAATGCTGCCACTGGCGGCTCGGTTAATTTTGTACCTTACGGCGGCTCAGGCGTTACACTGGCAGTCGGTGAAAAAGCTTTTGTGTATTGCAACGGCACTGACATTGTCAAAGTATCAAGCATCAGCAGCACAGGCGTTGTACCTATTACAAACGGCGGTACAGGCGCTGCTACAGCCCCCGGTGCTTATGCTAATATTTTAGGCTTCACTGCAACAGCTACAGCCGCAGGCACTACCACGCTGACAAACACAAGCAGCGTTTACCAGCAATTCACAGGTACTACAACACAAACTGTGCAGTTGCCTGTGACAAGTACTTTGCAAACTGGCTGGTCATTCCACATTGTCAACAACAGTACGGGCAATCTGACTGTGACCTCGTCGGGTGGAAATACAGTAATTACTGTGCCCCCACAAACTACTTCTATGTGCACCTGTGTTGCTACGGGCGGCACAAGCGCAACAGATTGGGAAGCAGGGCTTACAGATTTTAGTAATTTCACCGGCACAGGTTCTTTGGTTCTGAGTTCAGGCCCAACACTTGTGTCTCCCCAATTGGGAACCCCCGGCTCTGGTAATCTCCAGAACTGTACGCAAGACGGCACAACAACTGTTGGCTTCTTGAGCATCCCACAGAACAGCCAATCAACCGCATACACAACTGTGTTGGCAGATTCTGGCAAGTGCATTTTTCACCCAGCAAGTGACGCTAACGCTCGTACTTTTACAATCGCAGCAAACGCTTCTGTGGCGTACCCTATCGGCACAGTGATTCAGTTCATCAACATGACTTCACAGTCTGTAACAATTGCATGCGCATCCGATACGCTTACATGGGCACAAGGTGGCGGTACTGGAAGCCGTACCTTAGCGCAATATGGTGTGGCAAACGTGGTTAAAGTTGCTTCAACTCAATGGCTGTTAACAGGAACTAACGTAACATGAGCGGAATATTACTGGCCTTCTCTGGCGGTTCTTACGGATCGCCTCCTGCTAACACGGTTGCCCCCGCCGTTACCGGCACGGCGCAGGTTCGTCAAACGTTGTCTTGCTCAACAGGTTCGTGGAATGGCGTGCCTACCCCAACGTTTACGTATCAGTGGCAGTCGAATTCATCTAACATCAGTGGCGCAACATCCAGCACTTATCAGATTGTTGATGCGTACGTGGGCACAGTAATCCGTTGCGTGGTCACCGCTACCAATCCGATTGGCACTGCTTCTGCCAACTCAAACGCCACTTCTTCTGTAACAGCCAACGTACCAGCCGCACCAACAATTGGTACAGCTACAGCAGCAAGCTCGTCCACTGCTTCCGTTACGTTCACAGCTCCTACGGGCTCTCTGGCTACCGGCGGTTCTGCTATTACCGGCTACACGGTGTACTCAAGTGGCGGTCAGAGCGCTACAGGTTCAAGTTCCCCAATCACGGTTACAGGCTTGAACTCTGAGTCAAGCTACAACTTCTATGTACGTGCCAACAATGCAATTGGCCAGAGCGCAAACAGCGGTACAAGTAACACGATTACAACACCCGCCTCTTACTGGATGTCGTTCTTGGACAACAACTGGTCAGGCGCGAGGGGTATGCCCGGCGGTGCGGACTCGAATGGATTTACTTCTATTATTGGTGGTGGCGGCTACGGTAATACTCCTGTCACCCGCGTTAGTAAAGAAGGCGCGGTTAATTCAAGCGCATACACTTCTAGCAATAACAGCGTGTACCCTTCAGAGAATAACAATATAAACCAAGGCAGCTTGTGCTTGTCTAGTTGGTCAAGCACAGATGGCGGCACTAATTATGGTGGTGGATACAACTACACAGGCAACCAAGGCGCAGCTATTTCTAGCGTAAATTCTGCTGGTAGTATTAACTGGTTCCGTTCGTGGGCTTTTGTTGGCGGCGGAAACGCAAACATTGTGCAAACCATGAATCAAGGGCAAGACGGCTACATTTATGCTTCTGGTACCTGTACCGGTTCGGGTAATGGCGGTTTCTGGATCAAAATCGACACAGGCGGCACACAACAATGGGCGCTTCGCGACGGGTATGATTCTACCGCTGCCACAGGAGACGGATCAGCCACATATCTATCCGCTTACGACAGGTCTGGCTACGTAGCAACACTGCTGTCATTCAACACGGCGGGTACATCGCGTAATTGGGGCAGGACTATACGATCCGTTAACGGCACAACTTCTTCCGAATCAGTCTCTATACGTTACTTAGTTACATATGGTGGATACGTATACGCCACAGGTGCGTTGTATAGCTCGTCCGCAGGAATATTTGTGAACGGTCTTATCATGAAGTTTGATAGCTCAGGCAATTTGATATGGGCTAGACGTTTCCAAGATGCCGGTGAAAACTGCCAAGGTAACTATCTATATGTGGATACTGCAACAGGGTATCTGTACGCAACCGGCCATAATGCTAATTCAAACAGACCGCTATTCGTGAAGTTTGATACTAGCGGTAATGCTGTATGGTTACGTCGTTTCTACAAGAGCGCGGGTACAAACGGCGATATACAAAAACCCGGCACTATTGCTATCACAGGAAGTACTATGTACTTATCTTTGACGTATAACGTACCTAACTTTGCTGCTCTAGTTGTAAAACTTCCAAATGATGGCTCTAAGACAGGTTCATATACGGGCTACAACAGTTGCACATACACCTACGATTCATTCAGTACGTGGGACGACGCGTCTTCGTATTTACAGGTTGTAAGCAACGGCAGTGTACCGGGTCAAAGCGGCACTTCGCCAGTCACAACAGGCAACGTTGCTGGAGCCATGGGTACGACACGCACCTTACTCACAAACATTCCATAAAGAGGTATCATGACTTTCTTTGTTAACACAACTACGATGGAATGCCCTGTCTTTGAAGGGCGCGTTAAAGAGGACGGCGGGATCGACCAATCGCTGGTATACCCCGCGTACACACTGCCTGCACAATACGCGGTGGTTGAACCTGCCCCCATACCTGCGCATGACCCTTCAACACATGTTGCAGAGTATGTGTACCCGCCGGTTCTTACTGACGGGCAATGGGTGCTGGGCTGGGAGGTTCGACCTTACTCAGACGAAGAGTTAGCGCAGATAGCAGCAAACAAAGCGGCTATTGAAGCAGAGTTGGCCGCAAGCGGGGCATCAAACACGCCGCCTGCTCCAGTAGGCGTAGCAATGCTCGTTGAAATCCCATAATCATGAGAGACTGGGCTGAAGCATTTATTGCGGCAGCCTGTATTGCAGCCTTTGTTATGTGGGGCACGTTTACTGTAGTTTGGATGTGGCCATGATTCCTATCGACCCGATAACGGCGCTAGAAGGATTGCAAAGTGCGATCAGTGTCGTTAAGAAAGCCAGCAAAGTCGCTAGTGATCTAGCGGGATTGGCTCCATCCATTGCGAAGCTTTTCGATGCCAAAAGCACTGCAACCAAGGCCATGCTTCAGGCCAAGCGCACAGGTGGTAAATCCAACCTTGGCGCGGCTCTACAGATTGAGATGGCGCTTGATGAGGCGAAGCGGTTTGAGGAGCAACTCAAAATGCTGTTCATGCAGGCTGGCCGTATTGACGTATGGAATGCAACCAAGGCCCGTCAAGCCGAAATGGACAGGGATGATGCCAAAGAGATGGCGGAGTTAAAGGCCGCAGAGAAAAGGCAAAAAGAAACCGAAGCTGAACAGATGCAATGGGCGATTGCCATTGTGATTATTGTGATGTTTTTGGGTGCAGTGGGCTGGGGGATAGCTGAAGTAGTTGATTTGTGCGCTAAGACAAGGTGTGGTCGGTGAATGAGTACCAGAAGCAATTTGACCTCTTCCTCAAAATCTTCGTGCGTATGTGCATTGCGTGGTACGTGCTCGGCTTCCTCAAGTTTCTGCCGGACGATCTGTCCGACAAGATTGTTAACAAGTTTCTTGGAATGATTGGACTAGGATGAGTGACGAAAAGCCAGCAGACGTATTGAGCAAGGTGCTGTCTTATGTTGACAGCCCATTTAAACTGTTTGCGCTGATCCTCATGGCGGTGTTCGCGTTCTCTGGCTACTTTCTTTGGCAGAACCAAGGGTTCTTGTTTGAGGCATACAAAGAGAATAAGAAGCTTCCAACCATTGCAGAAGACAGGGTAGAAGATGTTGCAGCGCATTTGTTTAAAAACTCAGATGCAACCGTGGTGGCAATTTTTAAAGTCAACCCATTGTTTGGGACAAGGATTCTGTTCCGTGCGTATACGCGGGAAGGCCGAGACAAAACACATGACGGTTTAGATGTTGGTCTGTTTACACAAAGTGCCGCCAATAATCATGATGTGATTGCGCTAATGGCAAATGAAATACCGTGCGGCGAGTACGCTCGGCCCCAGAGTGAAATAGGTCTTTGGTACATTGATAAGGGCGTAACCTTTGGTTGCCGTGTCAGCGTCCCCCCAGAGCAAGGCCGCTTTGTTGGGCAGATTACCGTTGGCTGGGACAAAGAGCCTAAAGACCTAAACAAAGCAATTAGTATGTTGCAGATTGCCAGCAGTATGCTTTCAAGGAGTAAACAGTAATGGCTCAGTTTGAACCAGCTTTTGAGCAAATGATTAGAGACGAGGGCGGCTATGTCCTCCACGAAGTACCCGGCGACACGGGCGGTATGACATATGCTGGTATTGCTCGTAACAAAAACCCCCAGTGGAATGGCTGGCCGCTGGTGGATAAGAAAGAGTTTGGCGGCTCCTTGACCGGCATGGTGCGGGAGTTTTATCGCGTTGAGTTCTGGGACAAGATGCGCGGTAATGAGATTACGAACCAAGATGTAGCCAACAGCATCTTTAACTTTGGTGTAAATGCAGGCATGGGAATGGCTGTGAAACTGGCCCAGCTTGTTGTTGGTGCTACGCCTGATGGCGGTATTGGCGCTAAAACAGTTGAGAAACTCAACCAAATTACGGACGGCCAGCGGTTCAAAGAATCCTACGCCTTGGCAAAGATTGCCCGTTATGTTGAGATATGCAATAAGAACCCCGTGCAGGTAAAGTTCCTCAAGGGTTGGATTAACCGCACATTGAAAGGTCTAGCATGAGCTTGCTGGCTGTTGGATCAATTATTGAAGCTGTTGGTAAGGTTGCCGGTGATCTGGTCACCACCGACAAAGAACGCATGGAGATGGAGATTGAGCAGCGTAAGCTTGATCTGGAAGAAAAGAAAATTGACCAAGCTACAGACTTAGCGCAGATCGAGGTCAACAAGATTGAAGCTGCATCATCCAGTGTGTTTGTTTCAGGCTGGAGACCTGCAATTGGATGGATTGGTGTAGCTGCTATGGGGTATCAGTTTCTGCTGTATCCGCTGTTTCAGTGGGGCTGGAAATGGGCACAAGCAACAGGCTGGGTTCCAGCAGGATTAGAGCCTCCTCCAGTACTAGACGCAGACCAGCTCTGGGTGATATTATCAGGCATCTTGGGCATTGCCGGTATGCGTTCTTATGAGAAGAGCAAAGGCGTTGCCAGCAAATAAAGGTAGCCCATGCCATTACAAAAAATCCTGTTTAAGCCGGGCGTGAATAAAGAGAACACGCGATACACCACCGAGGGTGGTTGGTACGAGTGCGACAAAATCCGTTTCCGTCAAGGCAATCCAGAAGTCATTGGTGGATGGGAGCCCCTTTCTTCAATCACATACCAAGGCGTGTGCCGGTCTTTGTGGAACTGGACATCGCTTGGGGGCAGCAACCTAATTGGTGTGGGAACAAACCTTAAGTTCTATATTCTGCAAGGTACTGAATACTATGACATTACTCCTATTCGTTTGACTACTGCGGCTGGCGATGTCACGTTTGCTGGTAACGGAACAACGACTGTGACTGTTACAGACGCAAGCCACGGCTGCGTAACAGGGGATTTTGTTACCTTCTCAGGAGCTACCGGCACGTACGCAGCAACTTTGAATGCGGAGTTTCAAGTTACTGTTTTAACTGCCAACACCTACACAATCTCTACCGCGCCAACTGTAGTTGCTTCTGGCGCTACAGGCGGGTCTTCTGTTGTTGGCGTGTATCAAATTAATGTTGGGCCTGCTGTTCCTGTTCCGCTCACAGGTTGGGGTGCGGGGTCGTGGGGGCAAGCCGGCACTACATGGGGTAATGGCGGAACATCGACCACGGCGCTAAGATTGTGGAACCAGAACAACTACGGAGAAGATTTGGTTTTTGGCCCTCGCAGTGGGGGTCTTTATTACTGGACACAGAACAACGGCACGGGCGTTCGAGGCGTATTGCTTAATTCTTTGGGCGGTACAGTCAGCTTTACAAGCGCGTCCCCCACAGTTGTCACATCTAGTGTTATCTACACCGAAGGCGCAGCTCTTCAGTTTGCGGCTACTACAGCACTCCCAACTGGAATATCTGCGGCCACAACGTATTACGCGTACGACGTAAACGGAAATACTTTTAAACTGCTGGATAGCGCGGGCAACGAAATTAACACATCTTCTACCGGCACGGGCGTTTATGTGTCTTTGATTGTTGACGTGCCCGTAGTACAAAATAATCTTGCGGTGTCTGACACTTCTCGGTTCATTATTGCGTTTGGTTGTAACGACTACGGCGAGTCAGAGATTGACCCCATGTTGATTCGCTGGTCAGCGCAGAATGACCCGTACAACTGGACACCTGACGCAACTAATCAAGCTGGTTTTATTCGTATATCGCACGGCTCTGAGATTGTTGCAACGGTTCAGACGCGTCAAGAAATTTTTATGTTGACTGACTCTGCGGCGTACTCGCTCCAGTACCTTGGCCCCCCATACGTGTGGGCACCGCAACTCCTCAGCGATAACATTTCCATCATGAGCCCCAACGCGGCGGTAATTGCGTCTGGTATTGTGTACTGGATGGGCGTGGACAAGTTCTATTCCTATGATGGCCGCGTGCAGACGTTGAACTGTGACTTACGCCGATTCGTGTTTGGCGATTTAAACCAAGAGCAAGCTCTGCAAGTGTTCTGCGGTACAAACGAAGGCTTTAATGAAGTCTGGTGGTTCTATTGCTCGGCCAATTCCACCACAGTAGACAGGTACGTCATTTACAACTACCTAGAGAAAATCTGGTACTACGGCACGATGGAGCGTACGGCTTGGCTAGACTCTGGATTGCAACCGTATCCTATTGCAGCCAAGTACAACAGCAGCACAGCGATTGGCAACTTGCTTAACCACGAGACTGGCTTAAATGACAACACAAACGGCACCGCTGTTGCGATTGATGCTTATATCAGCTCGTCTGAGTTTGACATTGGCGACGGACACAATTTTGGTTTTGTGTGGCGCGTCCTTCCTGATCTGACTTTTGAGAACGCTGAGAGCACCCCCGCTGGCGTATTACCAACAGTGTCAATGACTTTGTATGGCTTGGCTAATTCAGGCTCTGGGGTAACAAGTACAGCTTCACAACCTGTAGCTAAGAGTAATACATACGTTATTACAGAACAGTTTACAGGGCAGATATTTACCCGCATGCGCGGTCGCCAGATGATTTTTAAGATTAGCTCTAACCAAGTCAACACCTGCTGGCAACTGGGTGCACCACGTATCGATATTCGTCCTGACGGCAGGCGCTGATGTCCAAGAACAGGATTATTACCCCTGCACCACCCAACTTACCACTGGGCACGGACACGTACGAGCGCCGGTATCAGGATCAATTTACGAACGTTTTGCGTTTGTACTTCAACCAACTACAAAATGCGTTTGGTGAGTTGTTTGGCCCAGACGGTGGTAAGTACATTGCGTTCCCTCATATTGCCGCATCTGACGCGGCACTTCAATACGCTACGGCGGCTAATACGCCAACCATAATTCAATGGACTTCGTTGGATGCGGGCACGGGATTTACGTTAAATGCGAACAATACGGCTACTGCGCAAGTTCCGGGCATCTACAAAATAACTTACAGCCTTCAGTTCGCCAACAACGACAATGCCGCGCACGATGCTCTTGTTTGGCTACGCATAGACGGGTCTAGTTCCGCCAACGACGTGCCTAATTCAACGACAATTTTTACCGTACAACCGCGAAAGAGCGCCGGTATTCCAAACTATGTCTGCGGTTATTCCGAAGTCGTGTTTACTTTGAAAGCAGGAAATAATGTAGGTTTATGGTGGGGCACGGATCAAGCGGCCACATCTGGCGGCGCAACTGGAATTTACATTGACTACGAAGCAGCCCAAACAAGCCCCATGCCGTACCCCGCAGTCCCGTCAGCAATCGGGTCAATAACATTTGTCTCTGCGCTACCAACATGATATTATCAAACAACCCCCATTTTGAGAGGCAGATATGAGCCTGCATAAGTTTGCCGAACAAGTAGCATCGCGAGGCCGCGGTGACGATTCACTGCTTGTACACATGACGCCGGACGAAGTCCGTAAGCTTCAACAGTTTGCCGAAGCAAACGGTACAACGCTGACCATCAATCCTGACACTGGTTTGCCCGAAGCTGGGTTTTTGTCTGATCTGTTCAAATCTATTGCCCCTATCGCCCTTGGCGCTTTCTTAGGCCCTGCTGGATTGGGCATGTCTTCCATGATGGCTGGGGTTGCCACGGGCGGTATTACGACATTGGCTACCGGCAGTTTGTCTCGCGGCCTCATGGCCGGATTGGGTGCGTATGGTGGAGCGGGGCTGGGCGAGAGCTTTATGACTGCTGGCGGCAATGCGATGGTTGCTGGTGGTGCTCCCGTTGGTGCGGAAAACCTTGTGGGGGGCGTAAGTTCTTCTGGTGCTACGGCTGGTAGTGCCGTGTCTGTTCCGCCTATTGAGCAGATTAACCCTTCAAACTTTAATTTAGCTAAACCTGACGTATTGAGCGCGGGGGCTAAAGCCGCAGCCGCAAACCCAATGGCGTTTGCCAAACAAAACCTTGGCAACTTAGCTTACGCCGCTGCACCAATTGCCGCAGGCATGATGGTTCCCACAACCACAAAAATGCCTGAACCAAGAGATAGTGGTTATATCCGGCAGATGGCGTACAACATCAATCCAGACACAGGCATGCCAGATCCCCTGTACGGCAGGCGCGAGATGACCCCTGTCAAAGCTAGTGAGTGGAAAGATAAAACATTTCAAGGCCAGCGCGATTTGTTTTACAAACAAAATCCAAACCCTTACGACATTGGGATAGGGTCTTTAAACCAACCGCCACAGCAACAAACAACTCCAATGGCGTCAGGCGGTATCGTAGCGTTGGCCAAAGGCGGGATTCCGGGCTTTGCTGGCGATAAGTTTAGTTTTGTTAAAGACCAAAGTGGCTTGGCACAGGCAGACATCAATGCCGCACTTGCAGCCGAATTGGGAGCGCGTGGCGGTTCGTCTCTAGCGGACATAAGGGAGTATGCCAAGACTGGATACAAGTTGTCTGATGCGCAAATCAATGCGGCTCTCGACACTATTCCCGGCTTCAACGCACAGGGCACATACGACGCTGCCGACTACATGGCAACTTCTAAGCCCGGTCAAGTGTCGCCCCAGATAGTTGTAGACGCAGCCAACGCTGCAAACCCATATTCTGCTCAGAACATGGCCAAAGTGGACGTGACTCGACCCGGTCAGTACGTAAGTGACGCCAGCGGAAATCCAGTAGCTCTGTCCGCAGGCGTTGCTGGTTTTAACGCTAACAATCCAACCGCACTAACTTACTTAGGTGAGTTAGCCGCTAAAGGTGGGCAAGACTCTACGTCGCAAGCATTTAACCAAATCGCCACCCCACAACAAAAAGCCGAAGCTGATCGACTATACGGAATTGAAAAAGCTCGCCTTGATGCGCTTGATGCGGCAAAAGGATTAACAGGGCTCAACCAAAACCAAAACCTTCTGACAAACCAAAACCAAGGTGCTGGCCTACCCGGGCTTATTCCTGCTGACATGTCTTATGCAGCTAGATGGCATGCCGAACGGGGCTTAGGATTTACGCCCATTGATAAAGCAATCGACAATTGGTTCGACCAATTTACAGACGACCTTGCCTTGCTGCGGCCCGAAGCTCAAGTAGCTGAAATGAAAAGTGCGTTAAATGTGTCCGGCATGAATGAAGCCGACCTTGTTAAAGCAACAGGCAGAACAATTGCCCAGTGGATTCAACATAAAGCAGAAACGCGTAAAGACGGTTCCACAATTGTCCCCGGTAATTTAAAAGACGTTCCAGCCGACTCTCTACCCGGCGGCGTAAGTGGCGCGGGTAATACTGTGGTCAATGCCAACGGCACGATCACAACCAAGCCTGACTTTGGTTTGACAATGAACGAAGTACGGGACACGTACACTAAAGGCGGCGGCAGTTTGGGTTACACATCTCCCGTAGTTAAAACTCCGGCTGAACATGAGGCTGCATACAACAAGCTGACCGATGACTCGTTGGACGCATATAACTTCCTGATGGGCAAGGGTAAGAATTTAACGCAGCGTAAAGCAGAAACAAGAGATAGACCTGTGATGGCGCGGTACGACGAGGCTGTGTTGGGTAGAAAAATTACAAGACCTACAAAAACAACAACAACTACGACGGTTAAAGGTGTGCCCGGTCAGCCACAAACTTATTTTGACGAAGCGGCGTACCTTGCCGCCAATCCAGATGTTGCCAACGAAATCAAAACGGGTAAGTCTGTGTCTGGAGAACCTACACGCTTTACGTCTGGCTACGAGCACTACTTGATGTACGGCAAAACAGGCGGTCGTGCATTCACCGGAGACTACGCAGGCTATTTAACTGCTTTGGCTTTGGCTGACGCTGCTAATGCAGGCGGTGGCGGGGGCCCGGGAAATACCGCAGGAACTACAAGCAACTCCGTGTCAATGGACAGCAACGTAGCTAATAGTATTTCTGGTTTAGCGGCTCCAGCAAATCCAAATATTGGCGACGTTAATATGAGTGTGGACAGCCCCGGAACTGCCGCTGCCGCTGCCGCTGCCGCTGCAGGAAATACCGGTTCTACCACAGGCACAGAAGGTGGGGCGGTGGCTAGCGCTAGAGGTGGTTTACTCCCCCGTGGCTACGCCGTGGGCGGCGGTCTGGGCTCGTTGGGTTCTTACTCAGATGGTGGTCGACTGCTTCGAGGCCCCGGTGATGGTGTGTCTGACAGCATCCCTGCAACCATTGGCGCTAAGAACCAGCCTGCACGCCTTGCCGATGGTGAGTTTGTAATCCCTGCGCGTATTGTGTCTGAACTGGGCAACGGCTCTACGGATGCAGGCGCTAAGAAGCTTTACGCCATGATGGATCGTGTGCAACGTGCACGGGGTAAGACCACAGGCAAAAACAAAGTAGCGGCTAATAGCCGCGCTGACAAATATCTTCCCGCGTAAGGAACAGATCATGCCAACCTCAGTACAAGAATATCAAACAGGCTTTGCGCCTGTTATTGAGCCGTTCGCAACAAAATTGCTAGGCGACGCACAGCTACTAACTGATATTGACGAAACCCCCTACATGCAGTACATGCGGGATCGTCAAGCCCAGTTCACGCCATTGCAACAACAATCCTTTGAGAACGCAGGATTGATGCAGACTGCCCCTCAGTTGGGCGATGCCACCGCTATGGCGGGTATGGCAGGTCTTGGTGCTTTAAATACAAGTTTTACTTACAACCCCTATACAGCACAGCAGTTCACGGGAACAAACACGGCTCCCGGCTACGACGCAAACGGCAAGTTTCAGCCGGGCACCGGTGCGGTGGGGCAATATATGTCCCCCTACATGGACACAGTTGTTGCGCGGCAACAACAAGACTTGCAACGCCAAGGCGACATTGCCCGTCAAACACAAGGTGCGCAAGCCGCCCGTGCGGGCGCGTTTGGCGGTAGTGGTGATTTACTCTCTCGTAACCAACTCAACGCTTCTTTGATGCGTCAAAAGGGCGACATTCAAGCCAAGGGATTGCAAGATGCTTATACACAGGCGATGGGACAGTTCAACCAATCGCAGGCTCAAAACTTAGGCGCTGCACAATTAAACGCGCAACAAGGTCAGTTTGGTGCGGGTCTTGGACTCCAAGGTTTACAGACAGCCAACACCGCTGCGCAGAACTTGGCCAATATTGGTCAGACACAGTACGGCCAAAACCTCGGTCTTTTAGATGTTCAAAACCGTTTTGGTGCTCAGCAACAACAGCAGATGCAGAATCAACTGAACACTGAGTACCAAGACTTTTTAAACTACCAGAACTACCCATACAAGCAGTTGGGCTTCATGTCTGACATGATCCGTGGTTTGCCTATGTCGCAGTTATCTTCTACGATGTATCAGCAACCCCCTTCAGCAGTGTCTCAAATTGCAGGTCTTGGCGGTGCGGCATTGACTGGCGCTAAATTGTTTGGTGCCAAGGGTGGTGCTACCGGCGACTTGGAACGCCGCCCTGCAGGGTTGGCTGAGTTAGCTGTCTATAACATGGGTTGAAGAATATGATTGATGTAAACCAGATTACCTCTACCCTGCGCGGGATGCCTGACCAGCAGTTGCAGCAGTACGCCATGATGCACAAAGGCGACCCGTATATTCTTTCCCTTGCCGTTTCGGAGAGCAATCAGCGTAAAAAGCTGCGCATGGCAGCGCAAGGGCAAGCTGGCGGGATGCCCCAACCCAAAGTAGCCGATGCCGCTATTGCAGGCATGGCTCAGACACGGCTTCCAGAAGACCAAGGTATTGCACAGATTCCAGCGCCTAATATGCAGGCTATGGCTGATGGCGGTATTGCAGGCTACGGCGATGGTGACGATGTCCCAAGAAGAAACGGTATGGCGCAAGGCGGCATGTATGACTTTGCCCAGCGTAGCGAGCCAGTGGTTCGTATGTCTGGTGGCGGCGTGCCGGGCTATGCGTCGGGTGTTTATAACAACTCGCGCTTCTTAGCGTTCTTAAAAGAAAACGGTTTAACTGCCAAGTTTGCAAAAGGTTCTGAAGACGAAAAGAAAGCGATCCTTGATGCGTTTGGCGACAAAACTTCCGGCCCACAAAAGCCCGCAGCACCTGCCGCTTCGACTGCGCCAACATCTTCTGTTAAAGCCTCAGCACCACCGGAAGACCCAAGACTGCTGCGCAAAATCAGTGAAAAAGCTGGTAGCGGCGCGGCTAAAGTGTTAAAGAAAGCAGGCCCAATAGGACTAGGTCTTGAAGCTATTGGTAGTATGGGCGACTACAAAATAAAAGGCCCCGATAACATTGACACCTCTTTGATGGGAACCCTTCGAGACGTTGGGCAAGGTGAGTTTAGTAGAGCCGGTGAAGGACTCTCGCGTGGTATAGCCGAACTGGGGTTTGATATTGGGTCTTTTGGTGCAAACATGTTGGACTATGTAGTGCCCGGCAAAGCGCCCGTGTCTAGTAAATACGAGAAGTTTTTAAAAGACAATATTAAATCTGGTTACACACTGGAAGGCCCATCGGACAGAGCGCAGCCACAGCAGGCTAAAACACCTGCCGCAGAAGTCGCAGCGCCTGCCGCAGAAGTCGCACCTGCTCCCGCTCCCAGTGCCGCATCAAATACTGGGGGCGTTGCAGACCTTCTACCGGGTACTGCCAGAATCGACACGAGCTACATGCCAGCCGCAGCAACAGCCGCGCCTACGGCTGCGGATGCAAAGTCAAAAGCCAGCGATCTATACGATTCGAAGGGGCAGATACGCAGCTTAGAAGGAAAACAAGCTCAAGCACGTCAAGACATCCTTAACCAAAGAGATGAACGTCTTGCACAACTTGAAGCATTTAACAAAGCGCAAGGCCCGGCTTTTGCAAACTACGAGAAGATGTTGCAAAAAGAAGAACTGCAAGATACTACAGACAAAGAGAAGTCGGGCCTCATGTCTTTGATGAAAGGCTTCTTGGCTATGGCTGCCGGAGAGTCTCCAAACGCAGCTACAAACATTGCCAAAGGCGCTATGGTTGGCATGGGCGACTACGGCGATGCTCTTAAAGAGTTCAAGAAAGCTGCCAAAGAACGCACCAAAGCTATGGCAGACATTGAAAATGCTCGTCGTGCAGAAGCCAAAGGTGACTTTAAAGACACGCAAATGTACACAGACCGGGCTAACGAGCGTTTGGCGGACTCCGCTGATCGCTTCACAGGGCTTATTTCGCAGATCACGGGTAAAGAAGCCGAAGTTGCTACTAATCTCTATAACAACATGGAGTCAATTGCGGCAAATAAAGACTTGGCGGCAATGAAAGAGCGCGGACTAAACGCACGAGCGCTAATGGGAGAGAATCGCGCAGATGCACGAGCACTGATGCCAACGGGCGAAGCGCGTACAGCCATGATGGTGGGGACAGGGAACACGCAAGCTGAGCGTCTTAAGTCCGGAATGATGGTATTGCAGGAACTTTCGACAGATAAATCAGGTGCTAAGACTGTGGAAATGTTAGCCAAAATTAATTCAGACCGAGCTAAAAATGGCGAGGCTCCTATAAGCATGGCTGACCTAGTAAACAGTGCCCGTGAGTACAGTGCACTCATGTACCCCAAAGTAACCAATGAGGCTCCCACACGCGCACGGTAAGTATTAGAATACGGTTTAACAGCGCATAAACATCTGAGCCCGCGCTGCTCAGACACAATTTGAAAGCAATCTATGGCCCAGTCAATAAAACTTCCAGACGGCTCCTTCTTCCCACTTAAAGAAGGCGAAGATCCCCGGGAGGCAATGGCTGAAGCTTCTAGGATGTACCCCGAAGCTTTTGGGCGTAAGAAAGAAGAGCGTAAGTCTAAGCAAGACACCTCTGGCTTCAAAGCGGCAGCGTCTGCCGGTGCTACCCGACTGGGTGGTGAGTTTGAATTGCTCAAAGGTAAGCTTGGCATTAAGAGCGAAGAGGAAGCTCAAAAAGAATATGAAGCCGCACAGAAACGCGCACAGGAGCGGTTTACTCCAACGGAAAAAGGTTTTACTGAAGAACCATTTTTAAAATTTCGGGAGCTTCTTGGCGGGTCTGTTCCTTACATGGCCGCTCCTGCCGCCGCAGGTCTTGCGGCGTTAACGCTCCCAGTATCTGCGCCAGTTGCTGCTGGTCTAGGTTTGTTGGGCGCAGGCGCTGTGTCTACGGGGCAGTTCACGGGTTCCAACCTTGCACGTCAAATGGACACAGGCAAGTCTTTGGAAGAAACCAGTCTTGGATCAGCCGTTGCTGGCGCTATCCCGCAAGCTTTAATTGACACCGCGGCCATGGCGTTGTTGCCCGGTATTGGCAAGCTGTTCGGCTCTGTGGGCTCTAAACTTACGACTGAGCAAGCCAAGGCAATTGCATCTCAAACACTAGCCCGCACTATTGCAGACTACACCGCTAAGACCGGTACAGTAATGGGGCGCGAAGGCTTAACAGAAGCCGCGCAGCAAGTGATCGAGCGTGTACAAGCGGGCTTAGCGATTGACAACCCCGAGGCTCGCAAAGAGTACATTGACAGCTTTATTGGCGGCGCTGTCTTAGGCGGAGTCCTAGCCCCTGCTGGCCGTGCGTATGAGCGTGGGGGAGCCAAGCGGCAAGCGGCTGCTGCTGACAGAGCCGAAGCTCTGCAACTTAGTTCTGAACAGTTACAGCAACAAAAAGCCCAAGAAGAAGCGGCTGCACAGGCACTAGAAACAGAAAGACAGTCGTCTGAGTACGCAATAAAACTTGGAACCGAGTACGAAACATTGCTCAAAGACTTCCAAGATAAACGTAAAGTACTCAAAGACCCCGGCAAGAACGCTACGCCTGAAGAAAAGGCCGTGTACAAAGAAGATAAAGCCGCAGTTAGCGCACTGTATGACCAGCTAGCCGAGTTAACGCCAGAGTACCGCCGCACCAAACCAATCCGTGAGCAAGAGGCAGAGAAGGCGCGGATTGCAGGTATGTCTCCAGAAGAGTATGCACTACAGCAGGCGCAAGCTCAACAAGTAACTACTGGTGAAACTACAGACGTTGGCCTTCCCGATCCGTTTGCTACTGCGCCTTCAAACGTTGAAAAATACGCGCAACAACGAATTGAATTGGCCAAACAACAAGCACCAGAACAAGGCGTCAACGGGTATGTTGCTTACTTGATGACTGACCCCTTAATGGCGCAGACGTTGGCAGAGAACCGTACACCATTACCGTTGTTAGTTGAACCACAGAAGGACAAAAAGAAACAAGAGCGAGAACAGAAACGCGCAGAAGCGCTTGTCTACAGCGGGTTAGACCTACAACTTAAAGAAGTAGCAAAGCAACGCATTGCCGCTGGCCGTGCCGGTACTGGAGCCGCGCAACAACGTTTGTCTACGGTTGAAGAAGAAGAGCAGGCTACCCTTGACGCCCAACGTGCGGAAGATGCGCGTGTTGCAGAAGAAACGGCTAGGCGTGATGAGTTAGCTCCCGAAGTTGCTGCTCTGCAAGGCATGGCCACCAAGCCATCGCCCATGATTGACCAGTTCAGTTTGTTTGAGGGTCAGCCAAACGTACAAGGTTCTGCCGCCATGGGGCAAGCCAAGCAACAACTGCTTGGTGAAGACGTCACAGCTACTGCCGAAGAAAACCAAGCAGACGTTAAACGTGACTTGCGCCGTGTCCCCGGCGCGGACTTTAAATTACGTGCCCGCAAAGAAGGCACAGCGCCTTTAACACGGGGTGAAGTTGCCGACCGTTTGAACCGTGTACTTAGTACGTACGAGTTGTCTCCAGAAGCATCTGCGTTCTTGCGCCGTGCTGAACAAGTGCTGCCACAAGCGGATACCACAATTACACAAGAAACATCTGGCAGTGCAAACCGTGAAAATATAAAAGGTGACGTTGTTGGAGATTTAGGCGTACAGAAAAACGTTTCTCAATCGGAAAGTTTTCTTACACTGCTTAACGCCCAACTTGACAAGATTGAAAGCGGCGCAGAAGGCGTGCCCCGTAAAGGTCAAAGTCGCACACTGACAAAGGCAACCGAGCCAGCAACTGCTGAACAACAAGCCCAAGCCAGCACAACGCCGGGCACTGAAGGCGCTAAGATTGATATGCGCGAGCGCCGTGACGCACAGCCCGGTCAGCCTAGCCCTCTTAAAACTCCTATTGCCCAGCCTGCGGAAGCAGAGCGCAGTGCAGGATTACGTGGCCAAGCCGATCAAGCGGTGCGTACACCTGCAAACCAACCAACAACACTGCGCGGAGCAAGTGCAAAAGCTGCCGACCTTTCTTTGCAGGGGGAACTTGAGCCTTTGGTTAGCCAGTCTGAGCGCGCTGCCGACGAGCAAGCTGGACAACTTGGTTTGTTTCCTGAAGAACAGAAGAAACTTGGCTACGTCAAGCCCGACCGCGAAGCGTTTAACCGTTTCATGCGCAGCCCGTTTGTTAACAAACTTCGTAAAGCCTTACGCGCCAACGAGGAGACCCTCAAACAAGCTGCACGTATCCCTGCGTTGCAAAACCGCGTCAAAGAACTGACAAACAAAATTATTGGGGTGTTGAGCGACTTCCAAGAGTACAAGACCGCTGACAAGCTGGTGCGTGCCAACAAAGATATTACAGTGTCTGAGCGCGGTTTAAACCAACTTAAAGGTGCAATGACGAAGAACGTTGTTGACCGGATGGAATTAGCTGGCGCTATTGAGTCGTTGCAACAGCAACGCGCACAGTTTTTGGCAGAGACCGAGAAGACAGGCATCGGCCCTGATATGGAGACAGTTGCGCAGCTTGACAATATTGAGCAGCAAATGCTGCAGTTCAGTACAGATTTGTCATTGCTCGATGGCGCAATCAACACGCTTGATGGCCAGATTCGTGTAGCCAAGTCACAGTCTCGCATGCTGGAGTTGGTGGATAAGTCGCCCTCACTGGAAGACCTTGAGAGCGCTAAGACAGACTTGCGTGCCGCGCAGACTGAACTTGCTGATCTGCAAAAACGTATTAGCGCATTAGAAACGGAAAAGAAAACCAAAGCCGCAGCAGATGCTCGTACTGCCTCCGCAGTTGCTGCAGCCGAGCGTGCTAAAGCATTGGCGCCTTTGGACACCAAAGTATCTGACGCCCCCATTCAAGGCACAGGCCGAGGCGAGCTTGGTGCAACAATTGTCCCCGCAATGTCTTGGCCAGAGCGTGTTGCTCGTCGTTGGGCTGCACGCGGCAAAACACCTATCAGTGCCACAGAAAAACAAGAGATCCAAGGTAACCCAGAGAAAGTTTTGGGTGGCTTCAAAGCCATTGTTACTGCTCTTGAAAAGAAGATTTATCAAAACCAGCAGAACTCTAAACGTGCACTTGAAACAGAAGTTGTTGGCCCTGCGCAGGCTACACGCGACAAGTTAAACGCACAGTACAAAGCCGCTAAAAGTTCTACCGAACGTGCAAGTATTGGCGAGAAACTTGACGCCGCAGAGTCAGCATTGACCAAGGCAAGAGAAGAAGGACGTAAACCGCTTGAAGAAATGGTTTGGAAAAGCAAAGCCGGTGATACTAAGAAGTTGGCGCAAGCCATGCGCAAAGTTGACTGGCTTGAGAGTTTAATTGCTGAAGGCCGTGTTGAAGTTGCACCGCCTAAGAGCGTCAAAGTTATCTCCAAAAAGAACAAAGAAATTCTGACAGCCGAGTCCAAAGCTAAGGCACAAGCTATAGCCACAGAACGTTTAGCCGCGCCAGCCACATCCGGCGAAGCGCTAACAAGAACAGAGGCCAAGGAAGCTGCGCAACCCCAGAAAACTCAGTACGAAGGCAAAGGTGTGCCCGGCGGCACAGCTAAAGAAATTCCCCGTTTAACCGGCCCTGAAATCTTTGCGTCTATGCAAAAGCTGGCTACCGAAAAAGTACGACCATCAGACATTGATACAACAAACGATCCTAGGTACGTGTTTCGCACAGTAACTCGTGGCCCGACATCTTTGCAGACTGAGCAAGTAGAGCGTCTAGCCGAACGGATTACCAAAGGTTGGGTTAATGCCCCTGAGATTGTGGTGGTGGCTACTGAGGCAGACTTGCCTGTGCGTATTCGAGGTCAGATTGTCCGCGCTGACCGTGCCGAAGGTACAACGCCCGGCTTGTTTGATACTAAGACTAAGAAGGTTTACCTGATTGCCAGCAACTTGAGCAATGCCAACGATGTGATCTTGACGCTTGCACACGAAGCGGCGGGTCACTATGGCTTGCGCGAACTGCTTGGCAACACGTACACCAACACTATGAACAGCCTGTACCGTGGTAACCCCGAGGTACGCAAGCAAGCAGACGCTAAATTAAAAGAAGACAAGAGCTTGTCTCGTGAAGTGGCAATGGAAGAAGTCTTGGCGGAGATGGCTGAAGAACCGAACCCAACACCCGCAGAGAAAAGCGCCTTGCGCCAGATATATGAGCGTCTGCGTACATGGTTAAGGTCTGTAATTGGTTTGCCTAATATTACTGACGCGGAAGTACAGCAGATTGTTGCTAACGCTCGTCGTTTTGTAATTGAAGGTGGCGTAGCTGGTGAGGGGCAAGCGCCTGCTGGCGAAGCAACGTACAGAACCAAAGCCGCTTCTGAGCCAGACAACGCATTGATTGAGTTGTCAAGACAGATTACCACGCAGCCTAAAACTCTCAAAGAAAAGTTAAGTAACAACCTTGCCCTGCAAGCCGAAATGCAAGCGGTGGATATGCGTGCGGGGCTGCGCGACACCCTTAAGTTTGGTGACGATAATCTGTTTACCCAAGCCATGTACCACGTACGCAAGGCTGAGCAGAAGATGGCGCAAATGTTCACTGTTATGAACAGCGGCCCGTTGGTT